TTAACATAATATACATAATGCGCACTGAATTGAGGATTCCACTGGGCTTGAAAATGCTACGGCAAATCCTGCACAAGCCATTGAAATACTTGTTAATCCAAGCCCATTAAACTTTTTTGCTATGCTCGTCCACAACGTCTGCGCTTCGTAAGTTTTCGCTTTATCTAATGCTAATCCAACAAGTGCCTTTTCTTTATCTTCACCTATAGCTTCTGCAAGCATAAGTATCTGATTTTCCTTCAAGTATGTTCTTCCTTTTCGCACGTCAGTAAGCATTTGAGGACTGATGCCTAAATCTGGGGCGATTTGCTTGTATTGCACATACTTCATTTGCTCTTTGTAAGCGTCAATGAGTTTGTTTGTATACATTTTTGAATCCTGCCTTTAGATCGTTACTAACGATTCTAGCTCATTTGTACGGAATTTATCGTATTTACACTATGAAGAATTTCGTATTAACTATACGAAATATTTCGTATTGACCGCCTTGATTTAGGCGTTTGCCCTTGACGCTTGCGTCTGGTCTTGGTGGTCACTCTCAACGGTCAAGGTGTTTGGTTATGCTTACGGAACAAGTTAAATCTCTTATAGAAAAAGAATCAGAACTTAGTCCTCGTCTATCTGGCGTGTTCTTCCGTAAGCACCTGAACCAATCCATGTATGCTGACGACGGCCAACTAACTCCGTTCGCTATCGAGTGTCATAGTTACTTTCAAGAATTGAAACGTTCTGCTGAGAAAAAAGCGTTTGCAGCTCGCCTTCAACAAGAACGCATTCAACACGAACAGCACCAAACTTTGCTTAAGAAAGCTAACCAATCCGTTTCGAAATCTGTGAACCAGTCACGTGCTCGCTTCATTGGATCGTTAAGATTTGAGCTAAACGCTGGCGTTCTAGTTGTTCGCTCAGCTTCTCATTACATGCAGTATCCAGCTAAGTTAATCCGTCGCTACTTGAAAAAACTCGGCGTCTCCAAACTTGGTAAGTCTTTGCATGATGGTGTTTCTTTCAAGGGTGACGCTGTCACTCAGATTATAGCAGCGCTTCAGGTTAAGCATGCTACGAACCTGACAGTCCCCACTGATGCTGATTTTAAGCAGCAGTCTGTTTTCGAGTATATCCGTTCTTCTCTAAATGAACTTTCAGCTCTTGAGTGTACTCACTTGGAGGCTTTGCCATGAGCCTAGCTCAAATCATCTATTACGACTTGCTGCCTGATTACACGGTTTCCGTGTTGGTCAAAGGCTGTGATGAATGGGATTTGCTTAAGTCGATGTCTCATCTTGAGTCTTGGGCTTCGTCTCAATTTCTATCTTACGAGTTGGTTTCTATCACCAACACCACTTACCAAGAGCGCGTTGATTTAGGGGTGTTCGATGACTACTGCAACTAACATCCTCAAGAAGTTCGATGAGCAATCGGTTCATATTGACTACCTATGTTTTACATTTGCAGTCAAGGACTTACGCCATTGTCATAACGCGCTTCAACGTCTGCATAAGCATGAGGAATACCGAGGTTTAGCGCCCAAATCACTGTTACAGCGTAACTGTAAAGCACCTAAGTTCCCTGCTCCACCTCAGTTTAATTCGACCATTGCCAAGACAGCAGATGAGATTAATGCGTACAACGACGCCTTTGAAATCTGTTACCGAAACTACTTAGAAGAATGTCTACGCATCTTCACCAATCAAGTGTTGGGCTTGTCGCTTTCTGCGCCTCGTGGGCTTGGTTTTCAGTTCTACACCGAATCCATGAAACTTACCTCAGCGAATGGCGAAGACTTCTGCGGTTTTGTTGGTATCGGTGGCAACAATGACACGGTGCATTTTCAGATTAACGGTAAAGGCTGCAAGCATGTCTTTGCCCGTCGCGCGCCTTGGTCACTGCATGACTGGCTGACTAACGTGTTGGGTGTGCAAACATTGGCGCGTGTTGACCTCGCTTATGATGATTACGACGGGATTTTTGATTGTGAATACGCGCGCACAGCCTGGAATGACAATGCATTTCGAACGGCTGAACGCGGTCGCAGTCCAGTGCTGCATGTTGACCATACCATTGCTGGCTATCGCGATGGTCGCCCTGATTACACCAAAGAGCAATATTCGATTGGCTCTCGTACCTCTCGCATTTACTGGCGTGTTTATAACAAGGCACTTGAGCAGAAACTCGCGAACACGGGGCTGGTTTGGTATCGCTCCGAGGTCGAACTTAAAAAATGGAACATCGACGTTCTGCTCAACCCAGCTGGTGCATTCGCTGCACTGAATGACTTCTCGGCGTCGATTTCTACCGCAAAGAAATTCAATACAAAACCTGTCCCGACCAAACGCGCGGCGTTAGACCTGTTGGCTTCGGCTCACTGGATGCGTCGTCAGTACGGGAAAATCCTCAACTCTTTAATCGAATTCCATGAGGGTGACATTGAAACCGTGGTCGGTTCCCTTGTCCGTGATGGAACGAAATTCACCTTCCCCGATACCTACGGCAAGTTGGTGACTCACATATTGGAGACTTAACAAATGGCTAAATCTGTTTTTGTTCTAGGCATGGACATCACTTGGAACTCAGCGCGTGGTGACAGTGCGCAACTGAACGTGTCACGTCCACTACGTGAAATTAACTCGGAGAAATTCAAGCGCCGCACCATTGGCGAATCGGGTGATGTTAACCCGCAATGGGATCAACCTTTGATGATTGATCATACTTACGCCCTACGCCTTGAACGCACTGGCGTGCTTTTGGTCAACATGATTGTTGGGCATTGGTCAGGCCGTGTTGTTCGCCTTATGAGTAAAAGGTAATTCTTATGAAAAAACTAGAACTTGTTGTAAATAACGTAAAAAGCGCCGTGGTAAACAAGAAAGTCGCGGTGGGTGCTGCGCTTATGGTCGCGTCGGTTTCGCCTGCGTTTGCTGACGGCATCACCGATGCCATCACAGCGGCTACAACCAGTGGTCAAGCTAACGTATCGTTGACGGTTGCAGGTCTTATCGGTATGGCGGCACTGGGCTTTGGTGTAACGATGATTGTTGGCTTCCTTCGTAAGTAACGGTTCGTCTCTATGCCTCCGATATCTGGTAATTTACTTGGGGATGTTCTCGCTATCGTTCTAGGTGTTGCTTTTGCGGGGGCATTTCTCCATGGCTTTGTGAGTGGCATCAATACTCACTAATCAGTGAATCAGGGGGCTTCGGCTCCCTTTTTTCTTGGTTGTTCTATGAAAAAACTACTTCACATCCTGCCGTTACTTTTGCTGTCCTTTTACGCAAATGCTAACCAAGTCTTTTATGCCAAGGTAACCAGCTTCGTTAACAGCGCTGAAGAGCCACTTGCTCGCCAATGTGCGAACATCGGTGTGGGCTCTTATATCGGTTATTCCTCGGGTAATAAAACCATTCCTCTTAGGAAGATTTTGCCTAACGGCATCAACTGTATTTCTATCCAAATCGGTCCTTCTGCTTCGGTTATTTATACTCGTAACTCGGTTCAACATCGGATTTGGTTTAACTGGGAGTTTCAAGATACCTGCCCTGAAAATCAGGAATACAATCCGACTACTCGATTGTGTGAATCTCAATGTGAGTTTGGTGAAAACCCTGATGGCTCTTGTATGGATGCTTGCCAGTTCAAGCAATCTGTCAATGAACAAAAGCTGCTTCATTGGTCAGCGTATGTTTATGGTCCTGAAGTGACTGGCGCCTGTTATGGTGATTTCGGTGCTACTCGGTGTGAGCTGCGTCGACCTCCGGTCTCAGTGACGGTATGTACTGATGCGGATTCTGGTGAGTTTACGCAAAACACGACTTGCACGTCACAGTTTGTCTTTACCGGAAAACAATGCGATGGCGGCACACTATTTTGGGGAAAGAATGGTCCAGATGAGCCATTTGATCCAGATAACCCTGATGACCCAGAGCATAAACCTGACGACCCTACGGGTGACATCGAAGACCCAAGTGTCTTACCCGATGACTCCACCAATACGGTGACGCCTCCTGATGTGAATGACAAGCCAGATGTGGAAGACCCGGACACCGATGATTCAACAGACACGGCAGTTCTTTCCGCGATTAAAGGGCTCAATGCTGACGTGAACAGTGGCATTCATGACTTAAACGTCGATGTGAATGAATCCCACGCCAAGATTAACAATGCGGTCATTGACCTAAAAGCCTCGATGGTCGGCAACACGCAAGCCATTCAAAAGCAGCAAATCAACGACAACAAGATTTACAACAACACCAAAGCGCTCATCCAACAAGCGAATGGTGACATCACCACCGCCGTCAATAAGAACACCAACGCAACCGTCAAAGGACTCAAAGAACTTGATGCTTCTGTTGGCGACTTGAACGGCAATTTAGATGACATCAAAGGACTGCTTACGGGTGGTAACTTTGGTTCACCCAATGGTGAGGACGTAGCCGAGGTTATCTTCTCTTCAGATGACTTCGTATCGATAAACGAAACCATTCACGACAAGCGTCAATCGATTCAAGATTACGTCGACCAAGTGAAAGGTCTGGTCTCTATCAGCACCAATTTTAATAACGGCTCACTCAGTGATAAGTCATTCACCGTTAAAGGCACCACGGTTGAATCGGGGTTACAACGTTTCGATTCGGTCTCTGGTTACGTTCGCCCAGTGGTGCTGTTTATCTGCGCTTTGATAGCACTTTGGATCTTGTTCGGTCCTAGGAGTAAATAACATGGATTACATCTACGCAGCTTTGGAGTTCATTGCCAATGTTGGTCAAACGCTGCTCGACTTCATTCAAAACATCCCTGACCTTATCATTAATTGTGTCGAGTATGGTGCGCTGTGGTGCATCTCCATTTGGCTGGATATCAAAATCGCATCGATTCAGATTTCATTGAGGATCGCGCAGACGTTACTGGCAGACTATGGCGTCTATACCTTGATTGAGAGTAACTTTAATTCCCTTCCCTCTGACGTGCGTTACATCCTAACTCAGTACGGGGTGACGTCTGGCTTGCGGGTTATCTTTGACTCGTTCGCCGCTTCGCTTGTCATGCGCTTCTTTAACTGGTGATAACATGGCAACTTCATTTCGATACGGTCATGGCGGCTCTTACAAATCAGCATGCGCAGTATGGTTTGACCTACTTCCGGCACTTCGTGAAGGTCGAGTCTGTATTACTAACATCCATGGTATGCAGCCCTTAGAAGTGATCGAGAAAAGACTCGGTGAGAAGTTTCCTGACAGTGCTCGCCTTATCCGCATTAGCTCTCGAAACCCTGACGGCTTCGAGCTTTGGAAGTACTTTTTCTGCTGGGCGCCTATTGGCTCTTTTATCCTCATCGATGAGTGTCAGCAAATCTATTCCACCAATGCTGGCTTCAAGATGGCGAACATACACAAGCGCCCTTTTACTGACTTTGAGCCTCACTTACCGCAAGGATTTTCAGAAATCTTCCACTCTCGCTGGCTTACTGTAGATACATCCAGTTTAGACCGTGGTGAAGTCGATGACTGTCAACGTACCCGCTTTGATGAGCAAGGTCGCATCATCTATCCCGAGAACTTCAACAACGCGTTTATGGAGCATCGCCACTACAACTGGGACATTGTGTTACTGACGCCCGACTTCGCTCAAATCCCTAAAGAGTTAAAAGGCGTCGCCGAGCTGGCAAAGCAACACAAAGGGAAAGACGGGATCTTCTTTTCTAATCGTAAGCCAAGAATATTGGAGCATGACCCGCTTCGTACTGTCACGGTGCCAAGTAAAGATGATGTGGTTTACAACCTGAAAGTCCCTCTCGATGTGCATTTGCTTTATGCCTCTACGGTGACTGGGCAAATCACTAAATCGGGGCTTGGTAAGAACATCTTTCTTAATCCTAAGTTCTTAGCCGCTGTGGCTATCTTCATTCTTTCAATGGGATATTTAACGTATGCGCTTATTGGTATTTTTTCTGGTTCTGAGGAGACATCTTCGCAAGGAACGCCAGCTCATCAAACTTCGCAGCAAGGTGCTGTTTCATCTTCAAACCGTCAAACGCGCCCTAATCAAAACCATGCGGTTCATTCTGTCGTGGGTTCTGGTGGTTCTGATTGTTCGGGCGCTGGTTGCGATGGTCGGTCTTATTATGATGTAGGCTCGGTTCCAGCTTGGTTCCCACTATCGAATTCTGAAAGTATCTATGTCTCAGCGGTTGAGCGCTGGTACAAGAAAAAAGTCGTTTACGTGAATGTTCATTTCGAAATCACCACGCCTCGAGGTGTGTCTTATCTTGATGATGTGTTCCTAAAGAAAGTCGGCGTTCAGATGGAATACCTCGACGATTGCTTGGTGAAGCTATCGGACGGCGAATCTAACTTTTTTGTGACATGCTCACCCTATGAGCAGATTGCCCAAAACCAGAAATCAGACATTGAGCTCAAGCCTGTTGGTGGGCTGTTTGGAGGCGATGAAAGCTAATGAACGAATACGTAACCCATGGGCAACTGCTCGAAATCATCGAACTGTTTGACCATCTCTCCATGCTTAACGCGATCATAGTCATCATCGTTTACGACCTCTTTCGTAGTGGTGTTCGAATGTTGTCTGACTATCTGAATAAGGAAAACGGACAATGA